TGAGTTTTATTCACATGCAAGTAATATAAGATTTACTGATAATGCAGGGAAAAAGATCAAAGGACATGATGTAGTATTTGGCACACCTAGTGTAGCTCCATACTTTGTACTTAACTGGTCTACTGGTACAGCATCATATTGGTTTTATCCAGGTACAGCTAAGATTTATAGAACTGACGGTACTACTCATACAGACGTTACAAGGACTTCAGGTGGCGATTATGGCACGAATTTAACTACAGTAGGTAATTGGACAGGAACTGTATATAATGGTCTTCCTGTCTTTTGTAATGGGGTTGATAAACCACAAGCATTACCTAATGTAGGAGCTACTAACTTTGTAGATTTACCTAACTGGGATGCAGCAGATACATGTAAAACCATAAAAGCATTTGGTAATTATTTGATGGCATTAGGAATAACAACATCTAGTACAGAGTTTCCTAACAAAGTTAAATGGGGTGATGCCGCAGAAAACTTTAGTTATCCCTCTACATGGACTGCAGCTAGTACTAATGACGCAGGGGAAGTAACTATTGGCGATGAATCAGATTTTATTGTTGATGGTCTAGCACTAAAACAATCATTTGTAATATATAAAGAAAACTCCACATGGTTAGCTAACTATATTGGTGGTAATCTAGTATTTAGTTTTCAAAAGTTATTTAATGATACAGGTGTATTAAGCAGAAACTGTGTAGCTGAGTTTGATGGTAAACATTTTGTAGTTACTCAAGGGGATTTAGTAGTACACGATGGTGTAAGAAAACAATCTGTAGCTACTGATCTAGTTAAAAAAGAACTATTTGATAACATAAATGATGCATATTATAATCTCACTTTTGTTGCACATAACGTACAGCAAACAGAAATGTGGGTATGCTATCCTAGTATAGGGTCGCAGTATTGTAATAAAGCATTAATTTATAACTATGTTAATAACTCATTTACTTTTCGTGATTTGCCTGACATTTATCACATTGGTAATGGAATTGTAGACCCAGGTGCTACATCCATAACTTGGAATACACAGACAGATACATGGACAGATTATAGTGGGGTATGGGGAGAAAGAACCTATAATCCTACAGAAAGAAGTATATTGATGGCAGGAACATCAGATACTAAATTGTATCGTGGTGATTTTGGCAGACAATTTGATGGTGAAAACTACATATCTACACTAGAAAGAAAAGGATTAACCTTAGATGGTAATACCAATACTGTCAAACAAGTTAGAAAACTAACACCTAAAGTAGGTGGTTCAGGACAAGTTGTTATATCAGTTGGTAGTTCTATGTCGCCTAATGGCACATATACTTATACAGCAGGACAAAACTTTGACCCAACACAAAACAACAAAGTAGATTGCAGATCAACAGGTAAATATATTGCAGTAAGATTTCAACACACAGATAACAGTCCATTTGAACTAAATGGCTATGATTTAGAGTATGAAGTTATAGGGGAAAGATAATGAGCATAATGGATTTTTTGATATCTCAAAATCTTCCTAGCTTAATAGGTAGTATGCCTGACTTTCAAAGAGCAATGAATCCTGATAGTCCTGTATTGATGAACAATCAAGGAATACCTAGAACTACAGAAACAGCAACTTTTATAAACCCAATGCCGACACCTTTTACTATGTCTGATCAGTTTATGTTAGCTCCAACGATAACTATGAGAGATGGCATGTTACAAAAGATGGGCGATGAACAAGCATTAGATACAGCATTACAAAGAGGAGCATATACAGGTTATATTCCTTTGCCTGGAATATTGACACCACAAGGTTTAAGAGAAACTGAATATACACAAAGATTACCAGGACTAATATCAGATTATATAGCATTACAAAGAGGGCTTAAATAATGGCACAAGCTCCTAAGTATGTACCTAATCCTGTACCTGCTAACTCAGAAGATTTACCAAGATATATATTTGAAGAACTAACTAAGTTACAAGGGGCATTACAAGAAAACCCTATAGCATTTATAGAACAAAAGAATGTTGCACCTAGCAGAGTAAAGCAAGGTGATATCGCTTATGCTGATGGTACTAACTGGAATCCAGGACAAGGTGAAAACCTATATTACTATGATGGTACTGTATGGAGAGCATTTGCAGGTGGTAGTGGTGCAGGTGATTTTGCACAGATTGCCGATACAACAGCACAAAATGTAGCAACAGTAGATACAGCACAAGCTATTACATGGAATACATTAGTATATTCACAAGGAATTACAATTAATGGAGTTGATACATCTAAGATAGAATTTAGTCGTAGTGGTAAATACTATGTAAACTTCTCTGCATTGTTACATTCGCAAAGTGCTAACAACAAAGATATATGGTTTTTTCCAAGAATAAATGGTACAGATATAACAGGAGCAGGAATAGCACATACACTTGCAACTAATGACCATAGAAGAACACTATCTAAAGCAGGAATATTTGACATAACTGCAGGTGATTATCTACAAGCAATGATGGCAGCAGATGATACCGATATAGATATAGACCCATTAGCAGCTACAGCATTTGCACCTGCTACTCCATCAGCTACAATAAGTATTATACAAGTAAGTCAATAGGAGAAAGCAATGATTTATGTATCTGGTATACCAACTAGGTATATTGATGATGTTTGGGGTGAATGTGAAAAGTTTGTAGAGATGGGGATTAATAAAGCGCAAGAAGAAATGAACACCCATGATATTTACTTCTTTTTAAAAGAAAAAGAAATGCAACTTTGGGTCGTCTATGATGAAGAAAATGACAAAGAAATTAAAGCTGTAGTAACAACACAAATTATAAATTACCCACAAAAGAAAGTCTGTAGGATTGTTACCCTAGGCGGAAAAGGTATAGATGAGTGGGTAGCACAAGTTTTAGAAATACTAGAAGAATGGTCAATAGAACAAGACTGTGATGCTATGGAAACAGTATGCAGAAAAGGATTCGTTAAAAAATTAAAAAACTTTGGATATGAGCAAACATATACCATAGTTGGAAAAGAACTCACAACAATACATTAGGAGATAACTTATGAGTAAAGGTGGCGGAGGTACAACCCAAACTGTACAAAAAGCTGACCCATGGGCAGGGCAACAACCCTACCTAACAAGGCAATATCAAGAAGCTGCAAGGTTATTAGAACAACCAAGACAATTTTTTCCAGGCAGTCTAACAGCACCGGTAACAGCAACACAATCAGAAGCTGAAGCACTTGCAAGACAAACTGCATTGGGAACACAATCAGAATTATTAGGACAACTGAGTCCTGCTTTAGGTTTTCAGCTAGGCGGAACACAAAGTGCATTAGCAGATCCTTTTCTTGCTAGATCAGTAGAAGCAGCAACAAGACCACTATTAACAGGTGCGCAAGGTTTATTGCAACAAGTAAGACGTGGAGCAACAGGTCAAGGCGGTTTGGGCGGTACTAGACAAGGTGTTGTTGAAGCAGAAGTTATCAAAGATTATTTAACAAAAGCGGGAGATGTTTCTGCAGGTATGTATTCACAAGCCTATCAAGATGCAGCTAAAAGACAATTAGCGGCAGCTCAAATGGTTCCAGGAACATTAGGTGCTTTTCAAACACCAGCGTCTGTATTATCAGGGCTAGGTGCGACTGAACAAGCTAGAGCGCAACAAGCTATCGATGAAGCTCGTGCTAGATTCGAGTTTGGGCAACAAGAACCAAGAGAAAGGCTAAAAGACTATACACAAATAGTATCAGGAACAGTATTACCAGGAACACAAACCACAGCACAAACAGCAGGTTCGCCATCATTTGGACAACAAGCGGTGGGTGCAGGGTTGCTAGGTCTAGGAACATACGGAGCTTTAGGTAGCGGTGCATTAGGATCTAGTTTTGCAGCAGCTAGTGGTGGTCAAGCAGCAGGTTCTTTGGCTGCATATAACCCATACATAGCTGGTAGTTTAGCAGTATTAAGTTTATTAAGTTAAGGAGATAAATATGTATATAGGATCATTTGATTTCGGACAAATGTTGAATCAACCGGGATTACCACAAAACCAAGTGTTTGGGCAACCCACACAAGGCGGAGACGCTTTAGGTAGTTACATGGCTAATTTGCCACAAACAGACCTTCCGAGCCTTGCAAACAATAACATCGACTTCGATGCTTTAGAAAGACAAGCAGGTCAAGGGATGGGTGGAAATTTATTACAAAACGTAGGTGGACAATTAACATCTGAGTTTTTGCAAAACCTTTTCAAACCTCAAGCGATGCCTGAAGTACAGCCGATGTCTCCTATGATGGCTAGTGCTGCACCACAACTAAGTAATCCATATACTGGTCTTCTAACTCCGCAACCTATTAATCCAATGCAAAGTAATGGACTATTAGGTGCGCAACCAATGCAACCTATGAATCCGATGCTAGGAGGTCCTTATGGCGTATGAAGATTTAACTCCTGAACAAAAATTAGGCTTAGTAGTAAACCTTAAAAAACAACAAGGTGGTTTATTAGGCGGAGGGGGTCTTAGTGAAAATGTTATAAATCTTGCCATGATTATGGGCGGATTAAGAGCATTAGGACCACAACAAGCAGGACAGAACTTAGCATCTAATATAGCACAAGGTGTATCTGAAGGTGTACAACTCGGTGCTGCATTACAACCGAAACCCCCTTTAATACCTGCTGGTGAAACAGCAAGAGAAAAAAAACTAGGAGAAGAAAGTGTCACACAAGAGGTAGCTTTCAATGAAAAAATGAA